TGTGATGAAAGGTCTGTAAGCATTGAGGAGTCATAGCCCTCACCCTACTTACAGATGGGACAGTGCTTGGTGCTACTTTAGCATTCGCTGATCCGCTGTAGACCACGAATAGTAACTATTTATCCAGCTGCACAGAAGAACAGCAATAGGGCTCGTCAAGCACATTCATTTGTGGTGATTATCCTGAAGAGTTGTCTTAGATTCTGTGTGAGCAAACTGAGTTGGCTAGTTGAAAGGCTAAGCTCAGTAGCGCGTTTGACAAGCGTCGCGGCAGTATGATAAACCAACAGCCTGAGCCTTGAATGGTGATGGGCCAATCACACACTCTTAATTACAATTTGAAAGCGATTAGAGTGATGGTACGAGAAGACAGTTGTGATCTCAGTCTTCGTCTGGCAAGGGTGCTTCTGTGAGCCATATAATACTCACTTTTCCTTCGGGGCGGTTTTAAGTTTACTTAAAACTGAGCTACCTTGTGATTCATGCATGCAGTAGTTTACGGTTAAGTTCGAATAATCAATGAACAGGGTGCTTGCTTCTAAGCAAGCTATACCCGGGCAAATCCGTAGTGTTAAAATCTATCCCGCTTTCGATACGACTGTGGCAGATACCTAATTTAACATTGTTGCCTGATAACAAAACGTTTCAACAAATCGTTACTGGTCGAGGAGACAAAACCCGTCGAAAGACAAAAACCAAAGCGATTAGCGAGATGGCAGAGCATAAAATTAATTTGAAGTCAGGGCTTTTAACCCAAAGCAAACCAAAACTCTTCAAAGGCAAATATACCCCCGGGACAAAACGGGTGGTTAAAAATGTATTAAAATCTGTTGTTGAATCTAATGATAACAAAATTCGGTTGGAATCTAAAAACGGTGGGAAGGTTGATAAGATTGTGGTGGGTGATAATGTTAAAAATTCACACTCGGAAGTTGATGGTGAGCTAACAGAGCTACCTGATTTGCGTATGTTTACTTATCGTGGTAAATATGACAAAAAGATAGGTGGATCTTTACGAGACGTTCCCAGTTGTGATCTATGTTTGTACATACCTCATAACCATGAATTAGGAACAGCTTGCAATGCTATAGTGGAATGCTTGAGTTTACCTTCTGAGCAAGTAGAAGGTATATATGAAAATTATTTGGACAAACATGGTGTTCATTTCTTGACTTGGGGTGAGTTTGCCACATGCTTTTGCATAACTCTTCACCGCTATGTCTTGAGAAGTGGAGTCATCGTGTTTGACAAAGCATTCGGCTTCGGCAGATCAGTGGTTAGTTATTTAGTTAATGGAATTTCGGATGAGCTCATAACTGTTTTAGGAGTCGTTCGTTATATGCCAGAAAATTTGAAAGATACCATTGCTCAGAAGAAAGACACAATTCCTGAGCCTAGCGCCACATCAGTTGATTTACCTATTGAATCGAGTACTGTTTTAACAGTGTCCTTAAAAGCGAAGGCTCCAGTTGTCTCGAGACTGGTTAAGAAAGCTGTGTGCGCTCTTCAAGCGCCACAAATGGTTCAACAAAAACCCACTAGGCTTTCGTGGGTTGGAAGTGTTTTTGATTTGGGTATGGCTCGCATCTTTAATGAGGGTCAGAGGGCACTTATCAACAATTCTTTCAATCATTCGCGAGATTATCTTCTCTATGCTGTTAAGTACTTGATGACAACACCCAGAATTCGTTTGGCTGTTAGTCAAGATAACATACACTTGATCCAGATATTTGCCAAAGTTCCAGGTTTTGAGCGATTTTATAAGCAAAATGGGTTGTGCGCAGCTAATGCTATTGTTACTAAACGTAATCCTGTAACCAAAGCTGTCATAACCTATGTCCCTGTAAATTTAGAGTTTCCAGTTAAATTCCAAACTTATGTCTCATCCTCTTATGAATTTAGACGTGTAGCTAGTCCCTCGCATTGTGGACGTACCGTTTATTTCACTGAGCGTGAGGCTGATGTTAGAAATGGCTGTCTGAATTATGGGCGATCTATTATTCGTCAAACCATTAAGCACAAGTTACCATTCTATTCTTTTGAGCTTTCTTGCGTAAGCATGAAAGAGGTTGAAGAGACTAGATATGTTGTGCGGGAAAAATTTTGGCCTGGTCCTGAAATTAAGTTACTTTACGGGCAAGATATAATGAAGTATCCCTATGTTATCGGGGAAATCAAGAGAATAATTAAAGAGCCGGAGATTGTAATAGGCACTGACTCGAGTTTCGTAGATAAAATTTTAAAGAAGTTAAGTTCTCCTGTGTTTTTCGGACCTGAAGATAATCCTCACAGGTACATGAACATTGATATCAAAGACACAACTTCTTTTAATCTTTATTTGAACAGATACTCCAATGTTGGTGTTTTAGCTAATCAATCCTCTGGAGCATTCGATTGTTCACTTGAATTAAGTGACATGCGTCTAGCAACCATAATAGACCATGCCCCATCCAACGTCATAATGAGTAGGATGCGCGAATTGTTTCAAAAAGATGTGGAGAGTTATGATGAGGCGATGCTTATTAGTGTTTACACTAGTGCAGTGTCCAAACTTTCCCAACCTGTGCGTATGACAAGATTTATATCAAAATTTTGCGGGCTATTTGTTCAGAAAAACACTCTTGTGTCTCATGATCAACTTCTCAACTGTGCAATAAGAATTTTTCTCAATTTACATGAGCGAATTACTTTTGCTAAGAATCGTGTGAAGATCGCAATTGATTGTACTTTGGCTTTCTTTGCTCCAACATTTGTTAGGGATCCGACTTTAGCGTTGCATCTCAGAGCTTGTTTGGAGCAAATTGAAGTCCGAGCGCCCACAAATTTTTAGATTGGTCTCTTCGTGAGTGTGTTAATTTGCAAAACATGCCTCACACCGAAGTTAAACTCGGGTGTGTGATTAAACGCATTCACGTTAAGGGACCTAGTCTTGTCCGTCAGTACCCTGTGTTCGAGTGTCCACCTTTCGTGGATAAGTGTGATTTTGAGTATGTTGTTTTTAATAACTCTATAGTTAATGCATATCATGCGTTGATCAGAAGAGTGATGCAAAAAGTGCCCTCTACTCAAATTGACTCTCCGGAATTCGCTACATTGCTTAAAACAGTGAAGCAAATTTCGAATCGTATACTGTATGACCGCCAGCGAACCTGCTACCAGCCTTTGGATTTGGTGCGAGATAGACGTGAGTTTATTGAGCATCATTATTCAGGGGGAAAAAGAAAGTTGTATTTGCGAGCACTCGATGAATTGGAGTCGGGCAATTATGACGCAAAGTATATAGGCAAATTGGATTTATTTGTTAAGAGAGAGATTGGCAAGCTTAAAACACCGCCTGCGCCCCGAGCCATTCAGGCCAGGCCGCCTCATTTCTTCGTCACTATGGGAATACCGATGAAGAATTATGAACACGCAGTTTACAATGCTCGTGGATGTTTTAATAAGCAAGCTAGTCTCAAGGAGGTTGCTAAGACTGACAACTTAGTTGAGAGGGGTAAGATTATATCAAGCCTTCTCAAAGAGGTTGCTGATCCTTATGTGGTTCTTTCTGATGGTAAAGTGTTTGATGCACATATTGATGCTAAGATGCTTGGGGTTGAGAAGTTATTTTATACCGCGTACTTGAAGAAGTACGGGCATGACTTCCTCCCTAAGTTCGATCAATTGTACTCCAAGCAAATTTACAATAAGGGATCATACAGGGGTAAAGATGGGGTTTTGAAGTATAGCGTTGTTGGGAATAGAGCATCTGGTGATTGGAACACTTCTTTAGGGAATGTGTTACTTCAATGCTCCTTCGTGACGGCTTTTTGTGCTCATTACTCTATCCCAGAAACAGCCTGGCGAATTTATGATGATGGTGACGACTGCATGATTGTAGTTTCAGCCACACATATACATCTCTTTAATGCAAATTATTCTAGTTTCATGTTAAAGATGGGTCAAGAGGTTACTGTTAGTACTAAACGTGCTGATAGTCCTGAGGTAATAAACTTTTGTCAATCGGTTCCCTTAACAAATGGAACTGACATGATTTTGTCCAAGAGATTGGATAGAGTCTTACTTAAGTATAATAAAATGATTCATTTTAAGGAGATTGATTCGATTGTTATTCTCAAACAGTTGAAGGCTAATGCTTTGTGTGATTATATGCAAATGAGTGCTGTACCTTATTTGGGGGGATGGTTTTATGATCTTTATCAAGCTATCCCGGTCAATTTAAATGCTGAAGATTATAGGTTATTAGATGGTTATAAAGTGTCCAAGGTGTCTTTTGATAGATATTTGGGCATTTCGAAACTTCCAATTCCTCCTGATGTATCTGATTTTGAGGCTTCATTCCTTAAAGCGAATGAAATAGACAAGATTTCACTTTTAAATAAGATGAATGATCTATACGCTGCTTCCAGTGTAATGATCGAAACGCTCGTTGGCTACCGTGGGTTAGACCAGCAGTTTCGTTCTCTGAAAGCGTGGACACTCGAATTTGATTTGTTAGGATCCAGGAAAAAGAATATTACCAAGTTGCGGACTTTCAGTCCCGATTATACTCGAATTGTTTCTATCCCTATCCAACAGAGTCTCACTCACACTCTGATAAGGATGTGGAATGAGGCTACGAGTTAATTCTTCTAACTTATTAGGCTGAGTGTGATCAATAGTCAAAACAAGTATGTGCTTTTGACTTGCTGCTCAGTAGCAACCTTCTTGGGTTTGTACAAGACTGCATGCGACCACTTCAGAGACGTTGGTTAGAATCTCTGATTTTACAAATAGACTACAATTTACAACAGTAAGCCCTTGTCCGGCCAAAAAGACACGTCAAATGGGCTGATGTATAGCTCAACTGGTGTTCCGACAGTTTCGAACTCTAGAGACTCCCTAGAAACAAATGGAGCACAGCTAGTGGGCAGCGTTAATCAGCCCAACCCTTACAAGATAAAGAAGACTGTTAATGGGAAGATGAGTTGTTTGTATTGTGTTCCGCTTCATTTGGGTGTGTTCTTCAAGGACTTACCTAATAAGAGATACAATTTTGATGATTTATCTGCTGTTGCTTACAGCAATGATGTGTCGTTCTTTGTCACTGACGGTAGTCAAACTTTGGTCATCAATGATGGGTGTTCGAGTTGGTACAAACTTATAGTTAACCAAACTCATACTCATCTTAAACAGGTGATTAGAGCAGATTGCAATCTCTTGACAGACAATGATATGTTAGATCCAGGCAGTTTACTTCTAGCAAGTAAAAGGAGAAGGAAGAATAATAAAGCAGCAAAGGCATCTATCAAGCCTGAAGTTGATTTTATCGTTCCAACACAAACACCAGTTAAGATGATGTCGATGGGTGGTAAAGCACCTAGGCGTAAGCCTAGTCAATTGCGAACCTCCACCAAGCGAAGTATTTTAAAGAGTCCGATAGTTGCTTTAGCAAGGCACTTGCAGCAGGTTACTTATCCTTATGAGCAATCCGAATTGCTCAGGTGGCCTGATGCTAATGGTGATCAGACGGCTCTTCAAAGAAATTTCTCAAATGTGACTCTTAATTCCATATTATTCGGCGCTGCTGGATGGTTAGGATTGTTACATTCTGCTGATTTTTCTACTGAGTACTTTGTTAATTCGGCTAATCTTACATCGGTTTACTCTTTTGTGTTGGCCAGCTTGTCGAATACAGGACCTGATGGAGGTGACAATCTATCAGATACTGTTCTGCAGGCTGCGAATAATAATGTGCGATCTACTGTGATCCCCAATGTGAAACAAGTGAGCGGCTCAGGCGACCAATGGAGTTTCATTATCCCTATGCATTCAGCTATAGCAACATCTTCGGATGCTTCTCAATATGTAGCTATGATTGCACCTGGGGAACTTTATGACTCCAACGGTAATCTGAGTAATGGTGTAGCAAATACTCCCTCCGGCCCTACTGGGACAGCCTTTCCGGTTGTTTCTACTGCTGGAGGGTCGGACACAATCAGCGTGGTGCTGACGTCCCAGGTTTCAGTGACAGGTGTTTCGGCAACTCTCATGGGAACTTTTGGTAATGGCTCATCTACGACTACATATGCTTTGGGAACATTCACTTTGACCGATGATTCGATGGAGACTAGCACTGTTAGTATTCCGTTGTATTCTGTTGTTGGGGCGCAAGATAGGTTGGAGAATTTGAGTATAGTTTACGCTAACTCTAACACTTCACCTTGTTTAGTTACTCAGCAAAGCATTATTGTTACTTTAGTCACTGTGGGATTGCCTGTTACATATGGCTCACCTGCTAATTACATTCCGTTCGGATACTGGACTGGTAGACCTAATGCCAGCATCGATAATTTAGCATTTGTGGAGCAGCAGAGATGCATTGCTTCATCCGTGTTATTCACTGATGTGTCCAGTGTTCTTAATGCTCAAGGAATCATGTACATGGCCCAAATCTCTACCGGCACGCTACCTGCGGAAGCAGGAATTACCGGAATTCAGAGTATTGGTGCTTATGATCGAGTGTTAGTAGGACGTGAACGTGATGGTGGGTATAATGCCCCTTTCAAACTTGCCAATTTAAACTCAAGTCAGTTCTATGATGCGGACAAAGCGTGGGTGGGAATTCAGCCTTATACTGTTGTTATGGTTAAGACTGATGCCGCAACCCCTTTGACCTTTAGAGCTCAGGTGACGTCTATTTATGAGTTTCGGTGTACGGAGCAACAAGTGCTTCCTATAGCTACCGCCATTGTAGACGAGGTCATGACAGCGAAAATTAGGAATATGTTCGCTGGTGAGTTGCTTTTATGCACTAACGCTTTTCATTTTGGAGTTATTTCTGATATGATTAAACAAGCCTTGGGTATTGCTAAGAAAGTGGCTCCTATTGCGGGTTTGGTTGCTCAAGCTTCTGGCAATCAACAAGCGATATCTATGACAAACACTGTTAGTGGTTTATTGGATTCCTTGTAGGCGATATGGTTATCGTGAAAACCAAAACCGACCGATCGAGTTAAGTCGTTAAACTGAACGAGTGGCAGACCAGCTGCCCAACAATGGTAGCACTTGGCAAGTGCGTAAAAGCTAGAATTAATTAAACAATTCAGTGGCCCTCTAGAGGTGGAAGATCAGCGCACAACCGCATGCGTCCCCAAGTTGATCCAACACCTTCATGAGCGAGTTTACATTTAAG